TATAGATGCAGCAGTAAAACTTTCCAATGAGGGCGGTAAAGCCTTTGATGGAATTAAAATGGCGTTCAAAAACTAAGGAGTAAAAATGGACTATCCAATGCAAATGGAAATGGAGCAAGAAATTGCTGAATATCCAACACCTGATAAGCAGTATGAATCAGCAATGAAATATTATACTTATGAATCAATTCAAACCGGAGCAATGGGAAAGGTTACAAAATGATGCATAAGGATGCTAAAGGTAAGCCAATGGCTGCAAAGATGTCAAAGAACAAAAAGGACAAAAAGGCTGGATCACATATGATGCCAAATGGTAAAATGATGAAGGATTCGGCTATGAAGAAGATGGGCAAGAAGAAGTAATTGGAAACTCCAGCTTGGCAACGCAAAGAAGGAAAGAACCCTAAAGGCGGTCTCAATGCCGCTGGCAGGGCTTCTCTAAAGGCGGCAGGGCAGAACATCAAGGCACCAGTTAAAAGCGGTGACAACCCCCGTAGAGCCTCTTTCTTGGCACGTATGGGCGGTGCTTCTGGACCTGAACGCAAGCCTAACGGTGAGCCAACCCGTCTATTGCTAAGCCTACAGGCTTGGGGTGCATCATCTAAGGCTGATGCCAAGAGTAAGGCTGCAGCAATATCTAAACGTAATAAGGAGAAAAAATGAAAAAAGTAGCATTCTGGGATAAACCAAACCCTAACAAAACTTCTAAGAAGTTAACGCCAGCGCAGAAAACTGCAGCAAAGGCAAGGGCTAAAGCAGCAGGTCGTCCTTATCCAAATTTAGTAGATAACGCAGCAGTTAAAAAATCTAAGAAGAAGTGAGGTACGTAGGTGGCACTAGGAGTAGCAGGCACAACGCTTAATGATGAACTAAATCGCCTAGCCAATGGTGGCACCTATCGAGCCTCATCCGAAATGGTTGGGCAAGCCTTGGCAGCAAGACAGTGGGCAGTCCAGCGTTCGGTAACAACATCTTTAACGGACACGGTTGGAGTATTAAATGCGATTGCAGGCACGACTAGCAATAACCGTCTTGACTTTAATGGCGTATGTAACTTCATTGCTAGTACTAGCCAATTACCTGCAGCACAAGCTCTCAGAGCAGTCTCAACTTGAGTGCTAAATTTAATCTAATCTGCGAACAAGCAGCCACATTTAACTTTCAATTTGTTATTAAAAATGATTCAACACCATTAAACCTAACTGGCTATAGCGGTACTATGACAGTTAGACCCTTTACTGGATCTACCACTATTACCGTTGTTGCATCAACTGATAACGGTAGAATGGTATTTGATGAACTTAATGGTCGAATTACTGTCACTATCAATTCGGCAACCACAACAACTTTTGTACCAAGTCGTTATGTTTATGACTTGATTACCGATTCGGGATCTGTAGTAACAAGATATTTAGAAGGTAAGTTTATTGTAACGGCAGGAGTTACTGTATGAGTGAAACAATAATTGTTATTGAATCTATCACTCCACAGGTATCAGTAACCTTTGCTGCAGACCAAGGACCGCAAGGTGCTACAGGAGGTACGGGACCAACAGGAACCGCTGGTCCAACTGGTCCACAAGGTGTGCAAGGTATTACTGGTAATACTGGTGCTACAGGTCCTACTGGACCAACAGGACCAACAGGTGATACTGGTGCAACAGGTGCAACAGGATCAGCGGCTACTATCGCTGCCGGAACAACAACCACAGGAGCCGCAGGAACGGCTGCAACTGTAACAAATAGTGGCAGTTCAAGTGCAGCAACCTTTGATTTTACAGTGCCACAAGGAATCCAAGGTAGTACAGGATCAACAGGAAATACTGGAGCCACTGGTGCTACAGGTCCTACTGGACCAACAGGACCAACAGGCGATACAGGTGCTACTGGAAATACTGGAGACACTGGTCCAACTGGACCTACTGGTCCTACTGGACCAGCGGGCAGTACAGGTGCTACTGGAACTGCAGCTACAATCGATGTAGGTACAACAACTACGGGCGCTGCTGGTACATCAGCAACGGTAACAAACTCTGGCACATCAAGTGCTGCAACGTTTAACTTTACAATTCCTCAAGGAACTGTCGGTGCAACAGGTGCAACTGGACCAACAGGTCCCGCGGGCGCTTCATCTGAATTTATAGTTAATTATTTAGATGGCGGTGGGTCAATACCAAATACAGACATTATCTATATATCTGGACTCTCAGATGCTACATCTTGGACTTACGCCATTGACGCTGGAGCGTCAGTTGTTTCTTTTTAACCGAAAATAAATAGGAGATATAATGACATCACGGATGCAGCAACGCCGAGACACGGCAGCAAACTGGACATCAAACAACCCGACCCTTGCTGCTGGTGAGTTAGGGCTTGAAACGGACACTGGCGGAATCAAGATCGGCACAGGCTCTACTGCTTGGACTGACCTTGCCTACGCAGCAACTGGAACAGTTACCAGCGTGACTGCGGGAACTGGCTTATCTGGTGGCACGATCACAAGTTCTGGAACTATTGCTATCAACACAGCAGTTACAGCCGACTTGACTACGGCGCAGACTTTAACCAATAAGACATTAACTACACCGCAATTAAATGATGCAAAAATAAATCTAGCCTTTGATGCCCAAACAGGAACAACTTATACAGTTGTATTAAGTGATAGCAACCAAGTTGTCACTATGAACAACGCGGCAACAAATGTTTTGTCAATTCCCACAAATGCTTCAGTTGCTTACCCACTTGGAACTCAAATAAATGTGCTACAAATTGGTGCAGGGCAAACAACAATTTCAGCAGTGACAAGTGGTACAACAACAATTCTTTCTACAGCGGCAGTTGCTGATGCTCCTAAACTTAGGGCGCGCTATTCATCCGCTACCTGCATTAAAGCAGATACTGATCTTTGGTACATAATTGGCGATATAGCTTAATGATAAAAGGAGATAAGTAAATGACGGTATTTAATGATATGGTTGACGAAGTAAGGTCATCACTTGCTGGTTATACCTTGCGCCAAGACCGTATTACATATCTTGACACTGCTATTACTACCACATCTACCGCTATTAAGATTGGTTCGTCGAATAACCTAGCAAAGGGTATTGTAGAAATTGACGATGAACTTGTCTGGGTAGATAATTTTGACAAGGCAAACAATACTCTAAATGCTGCTCCTGGATTTGGTCGTGGGTATAACGGTACAACACCTGCTCCACACTCGCAATATGCACAGGTTGTTCTATCTCCCACTTTTCCGCGCAATGTGATAAAGCAAGCAATCAACGATACAATTAACTCTTTATACCCTAGTCTTTGGGCGATTAACTCTTTTACTTTTACCTTTAATGCTAGCCAAACAACTTATGCCCTACCAGATGATCTTGAATCTATAATATATCTATCTTGGCAGACAACTGGATCTAGTTATGAATGGCTGCCTATTAACCGTTGGCGCTCTGACCCGATGGCTAACGCTGCTTTTTTTAATACAACCAATACAGTAAATATCTACGAGAATATTCAACCAGGAAGAACTGTGCAGGTTTGGTACACAACTACTCCCAATACACTCGATTCGAATACTGATGACTTTGCTGATGTAACTGGTTTGCCAAACTCTAGCCGAGATGTTGTAACACTTGGTGCATCCTACAAACTGCTTTCATATATTGACTCTGGAAGAATTAACTTAACAAGTGCCGAGGCTGATCTTAACGATACTAAGATTCCATCAAGTGCTGGAGTGGCATCTGCTCGTCAAATATTTTCTGTTTATAATCAAAGACTAAACGAAGAATCATTAAAACTCAAAACCAAATACCCAATCCGCATACATTATACAAACTGAGGAAAGATAAATGACACGTCAATATTCGAGTATAAGTGTTGAAACCACTCTGTTATCTACTATCTCAAGCAGCGCTGTAACTGTATCTCTAGCATCAGCAACTGGTGCTTCTCTTATGGGTGGAGTTAGTCTTGCAGTAGGCAATGTAGACCAGTTTACAGTTGCAATAGACCCAGATACCATCAACGAAGAAATTGTTTTCATTACTGATATATCTGGTGACACTATTACAGTAGTTAGAGGTCGTGCAGAATCTGGTGCTATTGCACACACCGCTGGTGCTACGGTAAGACACGTACTAACCAGCGATGATCTTAATTTCTTCACAACTGGTGTAGCCACTGCCGATGGCGCGGTTGCAAAATCTACTGCTACTACTAAGGGTGATATCTTTGTAGCCACAGCTAGTGCAACAATCGCCCGACAAGAAATAGGATCCAACGGACAGATATTAGTTGCCGATTCTACTGTCATTAATGGACTTAAATGGGAAACTCCAGCAACCGTAGATTTGACAATCTCAGCAAAAGTTGCAAATTATACTTTTGTAATTGCAGATGTAAACAAATTAGTTACTATGTCTAATGCAGCTACTACTACCTTTACTGTAGCCAATGGAATCTTTAGTACTGGACAACAAATAAATATTCAAAGTATAGGTGCCGGATCTGTACAAATTAGAAACGATGGAACAACCACGCTTACTTCAACCGGTGCCACATCAACTGCCCCTAACCTACGTGCGCAGTTCTCAGCAGCAACAATCATCTGCACAGGAACTAACACCTTCACAGTAATCGGAGACATCGCCTAATGCCTATTCTTGGAATTATATCCTCAGCCATTACTGGCAATCTTGGTTTGACCGTTGATTACCTTGTTGTTGCAGGTGGCGGTGGTTCGGGTTCAATCGTTGGCGGTGGCGGTGGTGGTGGTGGTATGCGATGTACTGTAACCGCGACTGGTGGTGCTGGCTCTTTGGAGTCTGCTTTGAGTTGTGCATTATCAACTAATTTTACAGTAACCATCGGTGCAGGTGGTGCGGCTGGTACTGGCTTGCAAGGAACTGGCGTAAATGGCGTAATTGGTAACAATAGTGTTTTTTCAACCATTACATCAACAGGCGGTGGTGGTGGTGCGACTTATGGTGAAGGCACTTTTGCAGGTACAGGTGGCACAGGAGCAAGTGGTGGTGGCGCTTCTGGATATAGTACATCAACTCCCGAAATAGGTGGTGCTGCATCTCCAGCAAATCAAGGTTACGCTGGTGGTAATGGACGAGACTTTGCAGGTGGAGGTGGTGGTGGTGCATCAGCCGTTGGTGCAAATGCGACAGGAAGTGCCGCTGGTGCTGGAGGTAATGGAAGAGCAACAAGTATTAGTGGTTCATCTGTAACTTATGCTGGTGGAGGTGGTGGTGCGAGAGATGGCGGTGGTGGTGCTGGAGGTTCAGGTGGCGGTGCTACTGGGGGTGGTACACCGACTGCTGGAACTGTAAATACGGGTGGTGGCGCTGGTGGAGACCGTACGGCTAACGCTGGAGCCGCAGGCGGTTCAGGTGTAGTAATCCTTTCCTATGCTGGCACAACTCAACTAGCAACTGGTGGAGTTATCACTACATCAGGTGGAAATACTATTCATACTTTTAATTCAAGTGGAACATTTACTACCGCTCTTGCCAAAGCAACTGGTGGAGTAATTACTGCAGACGCAAATTACTTTTATCACACATTTTTATCATCAGGGACATTTGCTCCTACTGTGTCTTTGACTGCTGATGTTTTGGTGGTCGCAGGCGGTGGCTCAGGCGGCAGCGCTACGGGCGGCGGTGGCGGCGGCGCTGGAGGATTTCTAGCGTTTACTAATCAAGTTCTTACAGCAGCCAATCACACAGTAACAATTGGGGCTGGTGGCGCGGCAAGTACCTATGAAGGCACAGGAATAGTAGGCGTAGATTCACAATTCGCAGCGCTAACACTCGTTAAAGGCGGCGGCTTTGGTGCAACTAGCAATAGCGTAGCCACAGTCGCAGGTGGTAATGGTGGCTCAGGCGGCGGCTCAAGTTCGGGCAACACAGGTGTCAATTTCGGCGCGGCAGGTGGTAGCGCTACAAGTGGGCAAGGTTTCGCAGGCGGAGTCTCCACATTCGGCAGCGGCGGCGGTGGTGGTGGTGCTGGTCAAGTTGGCGCAAGTGGTAGTACAAACACAGGCGGAAATGGTCTTAGCACGTATTCATCTTGGGCTACTGCAACTTCAACAGGTGTAATCGGTTTTTATGCAGGCGGCGGTGGCGGTTCAGTATACCCAACTGGTTTCGGTGCTGGTGGCTCAGGTGGTGGCGGCAGAGCAGCCGAATATGCAGTGGCGAATTTGCCAGCGGCAGGAACTATCAATACTGGCTCAGGTGGTGGCGCTGGTGGAAATGCAAATGCTGAAACTGGCTCAGGTATTAGTGGCGCAGGCGGCTCAGGAATTGTTATTGTTCGATACTTAATCTAAAGGGGAAACAAATGAAAAAAAATAATGTAGTAGCAATTAAAACAGAAGACAAAACTCAATGCTTCTCTTTTAAGGTAGATATGTTGGTTCATATTATCGCCGACAACGAAGAAAACGCTAAATCACAGTTAGACGAAAAAGGCGGAATAGTTACAAAGCGAGAAGTTAAGTTAGTAAATACAACAGAACTCTATGGAGAAAAGGAATAACAATGGGACATTATGCAAAGATAGAAGATGGAATTGTCACGCAAGTAATTGTGGCTGATGGTCCCGACTGGTGCGAAGACAATCTTGGTGGCGAGTGGATTCAAACTTCCTACAATATGCAGGGTGGAGTTCACTCAGGCGGTAAGCGACCAATAAATAAGAATTATGCTGGAATTGGTTACACCTTTGACGGTGTTGGCTTTGCCGCGCCTCAGCCTTATCCATCTTGGCTAATGGACTCAGAGACTTATCTTTGGAACGCACCTACTCCAATGCCGACAGATGGCGCAAGGTATTCGTGGGATGAAGAAACCCTTGCTTGGGTTGAATCAGACTTCCTGCTTAATTAAATAATAGTTTTACCATAGACCTAAACAAGTCTTTAAACTGTTTCTTTCTATTTTACTAAGGAGATCTGATGGCTTACGGCAGTGACATCACCGAGGCAATCCCATATGGATTATCAAACCCTTCTGGTGCTACCAACTTTACAGCTACAGGTGAAGCCTACGATATTGCTATTGCCGGACAGCCATTTTTCCTAGCAGCATCTGATGAAACACCATATCGTCGAGTAACGGCGCAGTATCGTAAGCAACAGATTGACCAGTCAAGGGAACCAGGTGAGCAGACACTCACTGGTTGGTGGGTAAGAAGCCAGTCCACATTTCATTACGGCGCAGGTATTAAGTTCTTTGAACCGTCACAAGAGGAATCGCTACGCTTTCAGTTTACCGAGTCTAAAGGTATTGATATCTGGACTAAAGGACAGGCAACTCTGCTTTATGACACAGCCAGTTTCTATGCTGGCGCAGCACCTGCTCAGTTAATCGGCGTAAACGACGGTACAGATGACTGTATATTATTTACCGATGGAACCTCTCTTAAGAAAAGTACTACTGGCGGAACCACTACCACAATTACTCAGGCTGGTACTGCTTCAACAATCTTATCGCTTACTACTGACGGATCAAACTATTACTTTATAAACGGAACAAAGATACACAAAGGATCTGTAGCATCTGGCTCAAGTACAGAGATAATAGATACTCCAAGCGTTACTAGAGCAACCATCCGCTATGTCAAGCAGCGCCTTATTGTGGCTATAGCAAATGTATTATATGAAATAAGCGCTAATGCTACTGGATCTTCTGCACTGCCAACTGCATTATTTACCCATCCTAATGCCAATTGGATTTGGTCATCTATTGCAGAGGGACCACAGGCTATCTATGTCTCTGGTTATGCACCAAACGGTAGTTCTTCATCTGTATTTAAGATAACACTAGATCCCACAACTCCAAATAGCCTAGGCTTTCCAACCCTAAGAACACCTACCGTAATTATTGATCTACCAACCGGCGAGTTCATAAACGATTTTGATGTATACCTTGGTCTATATGCCGTACTTGCTACCAATAAAGGTTTACGTGTAGGCGTTACAGATGCTACTGGTGATGTATCTTACGGACCGCTTCTGTTTGACCAAGCACCTTGTAATGCTATTGCATTTAAGGATAAGTTTGCATACCTTGCCTCAACTGTTGATGGTGAATCTGGTTTGGTAAGAGTAGATCTATCGGCTACCGTATTACAAGGAACACTGGTTTTCCCTTGGGCTTGGGATGTTATTGCAGCAGGCACTACTAGCGCTGCCAATCAGGTTGCCTTCTTTGGTAACACAGACCGTATATCTTTTACTACTGGCAATAATATATTTGCCGAGTCTACAACAGTGTTAGTTTCGGAAGGATATATACGCACAGGTTATATCCGATACTCAACCCTTGAGACTAAGATATTTAAGTTAATGCAGGCTCGGATTGATACATCCAATGGTGGCATTATCATTGACTCGATTGATGCTGCTAATAACTTCTACCGTATTGGTAACTTCTCGCAGTTCTCTATAGTGCCAGAAATAAATGTGAATTACCCAGTAACGGCGCAGGAATACCTCGGCTTCAAATTCACCCTAACTAGATCAACTGTTAATACAGGTTTGGGTCCACTCTTTACGGGCTATCAACTCAAGTCACTACCGGCTATTCCAAGACAACGCCTAATCCAGTATCCGTTATTTTGCTATGATAATGAATCAGATAAGTTTAATAACGAAGTGGGATATGAAGGCTCAGCCTATGATCGGTTGACCAACCTAGAATCTATTGAAAGTAATGGAGATACCATCCGCGTAGAAGACTTCAGAACTGGTGAATCCTACATTGGTTTAATTGAAGAACTAGATTTTATCAATAAAACTCCAGAAGGTAAAAGATTTTCTGGTTATGGCGGAACTCTATTAGTAACGATAAGGACTGTGTAATGACACCTACAGCTTGGGCTAGTTTAATTCTAGCCGTCTTTGCAATAATTTCAGCATTTGCTGGAACAGTTAGATGGCTAGTTAAGCACTACCTATATGAACTTAAGCCCAACGCAGGAAGCAGTCTGAAGGATTCAGTAATTAGATTAGAAGAAAAAGTAGAGATACTTTATCAATTAGTGATTAGTAGAGATGGAAAATGAATGAAAGCCATAGCCAAGAGAGCCACACCTGCTGCGATTGCTGTGCTGCGCCAAGCGACGGCGTTGTCTCCAAAGCGAATGAAAGCCAGCGATGGGCTGCTGCCATCTGCTGCTCACCTAACACAGAGTCCTAACTCTGACCACAACACAGGCTTTGCAGTAGACCTAACTCACGACCCTATAGATTCAATAGATTGCGCTGATATATATAAAAGACTTAAGGCTGATAAGCGTGTTAAGTATCTAATCTTCAAAGGTCGTATCTGGTCCCTTGAAAAGGGAGATAAAAAATATACTGGTTCTAACCAACACAACAAACATCTACATATCTCAATTAAGGAAAACTGTGGCAATGACACATCGCCTTGGTTTGCTTGGTTGGGTAAGCCCAAAGCAATAAATAAAGTAAAGGCTTCAATCCCTAAGCCATTGCCTAAGAAGAAGGAGTACAAATGAAGAAGATTAAACTAACCACCAAACAAGTAATTGCCATTAAGTCCTATGCTCGTGCTATCGCGGCATCAGCAGTAGTAATGGGCATTGCTTTACTAACAGATTTAGCCCCGCAGTATGCCATTATGATTGGTGCTCTAGCAGCACCGGCCATTAAATGGGCTGATAAGAACGACGGAGATTACGGTCCTGGTTCTGAATAATTAGATTACTGCGAGGCCAACAGCCCCTGCTTTCCCTAACGGGAAGGTGGGGGCTTTTCTTGCATTTACTCTTGGTATTCTGGATCATCAACTGGGCAAGGAACTACAACCAAATTGCCACAGTTAAAGCAGGTAGCGTCAATAAACCACATTGATATGTCATAGTTCTCAAAGGACGCTGCGACGTTAAATACCTGTGACCCACAGGGACATACGTGGATAGGTCCTAATGACCTTAAATCTGTCCCCTGGACCTCTGGAAGGGGGTTCTGGCGATTGCGTTTCATTCTTGGCAGGGTGAGTAGACGGAGTACCATATGATCGGAACGGCTCCTTCCTGTAGGTCAGTCGCCTCTTCGGCTTACAGCCTCGTCCCCGCAAGGGGACCTGTGATGTCATTCGCTATCGCTCATATTATACACATAGAGACAGCGTTGCTAACGCAACGACTCGCCGTATGATGGTAAGATTCAGCTATGACAACATTGGTGAGTATACAAAGAGATAACTTCGTAGTTTTTGCTGCTGATAGCCAGATAACAGATGGCGATCAGCGTGTTATCTCTATCCAGACACCGAAGATAATCGAGACAGATCGATATCTCATCGGCATAACCGGTGATTCACGCCCTGGCGATATCTTGGCATACGCGTGGAAGCCGCCTGCTTATCGCGGCGAAGATCCAACCCTGTTTATGGGTAAGAAAATAATCCCTAGTATCTACAACGCTTTCAAGGAAAATGGGTATGACATAGATCCAAAGGAAACGAACTTCGGCTTCTTGATATCTTTTAATGCTAACGTTTATTCTATAGGTGGAGATTTATCCTTTAACGCATCTGATCGCGGATTATTTGGCTTAGGCTCTGGTGGAAGTTATGGCCTTGGGTACTTGTATTCCCTACCTAAGAGTGCTTATAATAATATCAACACAGCAAGTGCGGTACTTAAGAAGGCGGTAGAAATATCATCCATCTTAGATATCAACACTTGTCCACCGATACAAATTGTTGTTCAAGAGAGGAAGTAATATGAAGATGCTAATTGCATTATCTGCATTTAGTTTTTTGGTTGGGTTCTTAGCGGCTTACGGATTTGATACTTGGCTTCAGTATAGAGATGGTCGTAGATGGCGATCTTAGATCCGAAGGAATTACTGTTAACGGTTCTGCATCCAAAAGAACCAACTAAGCACGTTGTTATGTTTTCTGGTGGTATTGGCTCTTGGGCTGCCGCTAAAATGGTGGCTCTCACTTTTGGAACCGAAAATCTTTATTTAGTATTTAGTGATGTTAAAGGAAGCAATACCTCGCCACACATAGGCGAGGATGAGGATACATACCGTTTTATCAAAGATGCAGCCAAGAATGTTGGCGGTACTTTAATTTATCTTAATGAGGGTCGAGATATTTGGGAAGTATTTAAGGATCACAAATTTCTTGGCAATTCAAGACTTGCTCATTGTTCTTTTGACCTTAAACAAAAGCCAGCTCGTAAGTGGCTTGATGAAAACTGCAATCCCAAAAAGACTATGGTTTATGTTGGAATTGATTGGACAGAAATTCATCGTTTACCAGCAATTGTAAAGAATTACAAACCCTATGCTGCTTTCGCGCCGCTTGCTGAACCTTATTATCATAGTGAAGACAAGATGTATTATGACAAAGAAGAACTACTCCAATGGGCCAGAGATGAGGGTTTAAGAACGCCACGATTATATGACTTGGGTTTTGCCCACAATAATTGTGGTGGTGGGTGTGTCAGGGCAGGACAAGCGCAGTTCAAAAAATTACTAGAGGTTATGCCCGAAAGATTTGCTATGTGGGAAACAAAAGAGCAAGAGGTTATTGAACACATCGGCAAAGAAGTTTCAATTTTAACTGATATGAAAGATGGTGTGAAGCGACCATTGCCTTTAATTGAATTAAGGCGTAGAGTGCAGGATGCACCAACGCTGATTGACAATGACGATATCGGTGGATGTGGTTGTTTTTTTGAGGAAGATGAGAGGGAGAACGATGACTAACCCAAGAGAGTTACTAATAACAGTTCTGCATCAAGATGATGCAAGTAAACCGCGCTCGTTACAGACACAGATTGGTCCATCAGAGATTGGCGGTTGTCGGCGTAAGGTTTGGTATAAATTAAACGATCAACCAGAGACCAACTTCAACCTTAAAAAACTAGCAGCGATTATGGGTACTGCTATCCACAATAAAATTGAAAACGCAATCTTAAAGATTGATCCAAATAGTGAGAAATACTTAGTCGAAGCAGAGGTTGAGTATGATGGTATCAAAGCTCATATAGATTTATTCGTACCTGAAACAGGCGATGTGATTGATTGGAAGACAGTAAAGGTTAAAAACCTTGGCTATTTCCCATCAACTCAACAACGCTGGCAGGTGCAGGTTTATGGCTACTTACTTGAGAAATCAGGTAAAGGTAAAGTCAATAGAGTAAGCCTTGTAGCGATTGCTAGAGATGGCGATGAAGATGATGTCAAGGTTCATAGCGAACCTTACGATGAGTCAATAGCACTCACCGCATTGAATTGGTTGACCCTTGTTCGCCAAGCAACCGTTGCACCAGAGCCTGAAAAGGATGAACGCTTCTGTAAGCATTACTGTGAATTTTACGACTCATCAGGTGAGATGGGATGCGTTGGTCTAAAAAAAGAATATACACCAATTAGTGATGTAATTATCGCTGATTTGGATGTTGACAAGAACGCATTACTGTACTTACAATTGGGAGCTGCAATCAAAGAGATGGAAGCACAACAGGATTCACTTAAATCATCCTTTGAAGGTTTACTAGGTACCACTAATAGCGGTATCGAAGTAAGTTGGACAACTGTTAAAGGTCGTGAGACTGTAGACAGCGAGCAGGTACAAACACTTCTTGGATTTGTACCAAAGAAGGTGGGAGCTGAGAGTCAGCGACTTACTGTAAAACAAAATGGAGGAAAGTAGTATGGCAACAGAAGGAACCAAGTTCCAGATCAACTATAAGTTATCTGATGGAACACTAATCAATCTTTACGCAGCATCGGTAAGCGAACTTGAAGCCGGTCTTGCTGATATCTCAATGAACGCTGCAAACATCAAAGCAACTGGGAAAGAACTTGGCGTTAAATATTTAGCACCAGCAGCACCAGTGGCAGCAACAGTTGCATCAGTTGCTGCTGCATTTAATGCAACACCAGTAGCGACACCACCAGGAACTGGCGATGCTTGCCGTCACGGTAATATGACATTCAAGACAGGAACTAGCGCACGCGGTCCTTGGCAGGGCTGGATGTGTGCAGCACCAAAGGGTGCTCTAGACAAATGCGAGACTCGCTGGGTTCGTTAATTGTATGCAACACCCGTTCAATTTCGACGAACCGGCGTGTAGCGAAGTAGGCGGAGACTTCTGGTTTCCCGAAAGGGTAGAAGGAGGCGGTAACTCTACCGAGTTAAGGATGGCTAAGGCTATCTGTTCAAGATGTCCACATCTGAATGAATGTTTGGAATGGGGATTAAAAAGGGAACGCTATGGAATTTGGGGCGGTCTATCTGAAAGTGAACGCGAGGCAGTTAGAAAAGAAAGAAAAATATTACTGAAGGAGGAAGGCGTTGCTTGACTTATCAAGAGCTTGGTCTAGTGTGCTTACAAAAGCAACACCTCTTCCTGATGTTTGGAGTGCTCTAGCAAATAAGCAGATTAAGTTTCGAAGGGGACAAGTCTGTATGGTTGCTGCCGCTCCTAACGTTGGTAAATCTATGTTCGCTTTGATCTATGCAATTAAGGCACAAGTGCCGACACTATTCTTCTCAGCCGATACCGACACCACTACTGTAATGATGCGAGCAGTTAGCCATCTATCAGGTCATTCTCAGGTATCGGTTGAGCAGAGTCTGGCTACCAATATTCATTACTATGACAAATACTTTGAGAAGTTAAAACATATTAAGTGGGTCTTTGACTCATCACCATCATTGGATGATCTTGAATTAGAAGTAAAAGCATACGTCGAACTTTATGGCATATCACCTGAACTGATAGTTATAGATAACTTGATGAACGTTGTTGCCGAAACTGACAACGAATGGGCTGGACTGCGGGCTATTATGATGGAGTTTCACGATATGGCACGCAAGACTGAAGCGTGTGTACTTGTATTACATCACGTATCAGAGCAGTCTGAGTATGGCAGTCCTACGGAACCACCAGCTAGACGCGCCATTCACGGTAAGGTCAGTCAGTTACCGGCTTTAATACTAACGTTAGGTTACAATCCAGATATGGGAACTCTGAAGGTGGCTCCGGTTAAAAACCGTTTTGGCCCACACGCTGCAAATGGAAGTGATTACGCTACATTATATGTTAACTACGCAGCCTGTCAGATAGCTGACGGCGATCAATACGGCGCAATGTATGCGCGAGATGCGAGGATAGGTTATGTTGGAAATTATACGGTTGCACAATGACTAAAGATGCTGAATTCATCGCCTTTGAAAAAGGTCTACGCGAGGAGATAGCCAAAGAGATTGAGGCGTTATTTGATTACATAGATAATCGCAGCCCTGATTATTATCAGGCTTTAGAACAAGCCGCCGCTATCGCTAGGGGCGAGGTGGGGAAATGATTAAACCAAGAATCCATATGAGGGGTACATACAAATCCGTATGCATACACGATTATGCAGTAGACCTCGACGGTCAGGTTTCTTGTACCAAATGTTTAGCAAAGCAAAGGGAAAACCAAGAGGACAAAGAATGAATGACTTGGCAGAGCATAATTCTAACTGTCCCTTCTTGAAATCGTTGGTCTGTAATTGCGGAGCCATTGATTTGGATATTGCTTATTCAAATATACATAAGTATGGGCTAGATCAACAAGCAAAGGGGAACATAAGATGACGGAATATGGTAATAAACTAAAGATTGAAAAACTAGAGACAGAAATGTCGGTATTGCGTGAGGACTTAATTAAGTTTGCTGGTTCTTTACTGCAGTCTGGGATAATGGAATTGGTTACCGATGAAGAAGGCAAGCAAGAGTTTAAGATTAACAAAGTTGTTGTGACTAATGGGTAAGAACCAAGCAAAGGGCGCACTTTTTGAGACTGATGTTCTCAAATGGCTGCGTAAAATGGGTACTCTTGCTGAACGGCTTACCAAAGCTGGCAGTAAAGATGAAGGAGATATAGTTGTTGTCGCTTCCGGCAAGACTTTTATCCTTGAGCTTAAGAACAGGGCAACGCTAAATTTGCCTGAGTTCTGGGCAGAAGCACAGGTTGAGGCGCTTAACTATGCAAAGGCTCGCGGTCTTGGGGAAGTACCGCTATCTTATGTAATAGTTAAGCGTCGCAATGCGGGGATTGATAAAGCCTGGGTCATTCAAGACCTAGCACAATGGTTAAAGGAGAAGGAAAAATGACACCAGTACCAGAAGGAGAACTGACCACCAGCGCAATTTGGACAAGTCAGGAACCAGTACAAGAAGTCATACCAGTTGAAGAAGTCGAAGATGATTTGCCCGAACTGTCTTAAAGCAAACAGGGTTAATCAAAGTTCCTACACTGGAGCCGCTAAGTATTGGCACAGTTTATGTGCAGATAAGGGGTGTGTATGTCAGCACAAGACTGGTCTAGACTTCACAAAGCAGGAAAACACAAGGGTTCTTCTGACGCAAAATCAATATCTATAGAAGCAATAGTAAGTTATTTTGGTGGTGAAGTTAGAGCTGGCAGCGGGGAGGTAAGCGTTAGGTGCTTTATGCACAACGATACACGCCGATCAGCATCTATGAATGTGCGTACAAATCTTTATCATTGTCAGACCTGTGGTAAAGGCGGTAACGCAGTAAATTTGGTCTGCATTATGGAGAATCTAGGGTACAAAGATGGCATCAAGCGCGCAACAGAAATCGTTAGCGGAAGTAGCGCAAAGATACACACAGGCGATAAGCCCAGAGGCGCTCAAGTTCCTAGAAGAACGTGGAATACCTAACGAGATAGCATTTAAGTACCGATTTGGTAGCGTTAGCGATCCTTATTCGGGTCACGAGTATCAAGAAGGATGGATATCTATACCATATATCACCGCTTTGGATATGGTTGTTGGATTTAAGTTTAGAAGATTAGATAATGCCAAGCCTAAGTATGGCAGTCCTGCTGGACAAAAGGCACACCTTTATAATGTAAAGGATCTGATACCGCTATCGCCTTACATAGTTATCTGCGAAGGTGAGATAGATGCAGTAGTCACTAGCGGTGTGCTAGGCATACCTTGCGTTGGAGTACCGGGCGTTCAGTCTTGGAAGCCACACTTTAGCAAGTTATTTAGCGGTTACGATACGGTCTACATAGTAGGCGATAACGATATTAAAGAGGATGGATCGAATCCAGGAGCCGACTTTGCTAAGCGTGTCGCAGGTGAAGTGATGAACTCACAAATAGTACAATTACCATCAGGTATGGATATCAACGACCACTACCTTATGCACGGTGCAGAGGCTACTAGGCTACTACTGATAGGCGAAAGGTGAGTGATAAAGAATGGCTAGTAATGGTACAGACTATTCGGCATATGGGCTTTCAGGTCCTGCAGATAGACAGGCAGCGGGAGTTAATAACGATACGCCCAATCGCAACCCGTTAGCAGATCACCCAGCAGTGCTGGGCTACCGCAACGACGGTGTAAGTACTGATGATCTAACATCCTTTATTGAGTCCTTTGCATCCTTACGTGCAAGCAGAGTGAGTGGCATAGGCCACGCTCAGTACTCCCACGCCAAGGGTCAGAAGTTTGAGTCCTTCTCTCCAGCAGATAACATCCGAGAGATGGTAGAAGAACTTGCTGATGCTAGCAATTACATAGACTTTCTTACAATTAAATTACTTAACTTTGCCTCTACTATGGATACGGAAGTACCTGATTGTGACTAAGACTTGCGGTGATAGTTTAATGGCAGAACAACTATCGTTCCAGATAGAAGAAGGCGGTTCAATCCCGACCTCACCGCTCCAAAATTTTAACTACCGTGTTGAAAAAATACCAACAGTTTTAGGAAAAGAATTTGTAAAGAAATACCATTATTCACACGGGATACACAATGGTCCTATGTGTTATGGACTTTTGAACGGTAATGATCTTATAGGAGTTTTGGCATTTGCGACTCCTTGTAGCGAAGCAGTATGCGCTAGTGTATTTGGTATAGAACATAAGCGTTCAGTTACTGAACTACATAGACTTGTATTATTAGATGAGGTTCCTAAAAATGCTGAGTCTTGGTTTATTTCAAGAGTTTTAAGGCAATTTAAGAAAGACAGGCCAAATTACAATGCTGTTTTATCTTTTGCTGATGCCACACAAGGTCACATTGGGGTAATTTACCAAGCAACTAATGCTATTTATGCAGGAACTTCTGGAAAGGCTACATTTTATTTAGATCCAGATGGAAGACTGAGACATCCACGCCAAAATGGACATAACATATCTAAAGAAGAGGCTAAAGAAAGAGGTTGGAAACCAGTGAAACGTGAAGGTAAGCATAGATATCTTTATCTTTTAGGTAATAATAAAAAAGATTTATTAAGCAAGGTTCTTTTGCCTAGTCTCCCATATCCCAAAAGAGTAATAAATGACTGAACTGCACGCTTCTATCTATGACATAGCACCTAGCGTTGCTAGTAATATCTATCGCAGATACCGAAATTTCGTAGAACTAAACGATATACAGCAAGAATGCTACCAATGGGCTATTACTAGAAGTGTTTATGTTAACGAACAATTATCTGAACCAGACACAACACAGCGTAGACATAACGAGCAGAAGATCGGCTGGCAAATGAAGCGTGTAGCTGAGCGCTATGCGCGCAAAGAAAAAGCTGCAAAGTCTGGCTATCAGTTGGGCGATGAAGCCTACTACGAGACATCTACGCTGGCACAACTCATACCTTTTATCATTGCATCAGTTTTAGATGGTACCGCTTTAGAACAAGCACAAGAAATGATTAACGATGGTCAACCGCGTGGTGGTTCTAGCCCATCAGAAGGTGGCAACCTCTTGGCAACCTTGATTGATATCAAGAAGGCATACTTACTCATTGATCCAGATGAACAACAGATACTTATCTGGCGCTACCACCAAGGCCTTACCCTGCAACAGATCGCTGGTCTGCTTGAAACTGCTGTGTCTACTGCAGATCGTAGATGCTTACAATCCTTACGGAAGTTACAGCAAGAGTTGGGTGGTCAAAGCCCTTGGAGTTAATGAAAGAAAAAGATCTATTTGACTTTCTAAAGAGCAGCCTCTATCCGGATCTTGAGAAGTCTCCAGGTATCTACGATACCTTTGACTGTATATCGCAGAAGGCAGCGCACTACATAGAACTTAAGTGCAGAGCCACACACTATAACGAATTACTTATTGAAGAAGTTAAGTACCGCAAACTCATTACCCAAGCTGCTGAGCGTGATCTTATTCCATACTACATAAACTCCACACCAGAAGGCATCTACTCCTTTGACCTTATGGATATACCTGAGCCTAACTGGGTAAACCAGTGGATGCCAGTTACTACCGAGTTTGCTAATAAGAAGAAGATAACTAAGTTGGTTGGGTACTTGGCTATTGAAGAGGGAGTATGTCTTTAGTGCCAGCCTACGAATACGAATGTCCGGACTGTCGTACTACGCAGACTGTTATTCGTGGAATACACGATAAGCCTAGCTCTGACTTTAAGTGTTTAGATTGCGATGTTCTTTATATCCGCAAGTGGAGATTGGCTGGCGTTATGTTTAAGGGTAGCGGATTTTATTCTACCGACAATAAGTAAAGCCCCACCGTATAGGATCGGTAGGGCTTTACTCTTTACAGTCAGCGGAGAATGAAGGCATAAACGACGCCGACTGAATGCTTAAACTATATCATTGATATTACCAATAATCCATTCGACAACAGGAACTGCAACAGCATTGCCCATTTGCTTATAACGGTTTGAGTCAGCTTGATCGGCAGTCCAGCCGTCAGGAAATCCCTGTAATCTCTCGCATTCCATTGGAGTCAATCGGCGAACCGTTAAACCACTAGCGACCGCGTGAGAGCCTACCCCATCTAGCGTAAACATAGGCTTTCCGTTGTCTTGATATCCCTTACCTTGTGGCCCGGCGCTATCACTACGACCTATTACTGTATTCTGAATCGGAAAAATCATTGGCACATTCCCTCCACCTGTTCCCATAAATCCTTGTAAAGTTGGCATAATTTCTTCATACAGTCTTACTCCGTCTCTGCGATTGTTTTCAACAATCAACACCGTTGCTCTACTCTCTCCGCCGTTATCGAATGAGTTCAATGTTGGACTCACCCCCCCCTCATTCCAA